CGTGGATTGTTAATAATCTCTCGATGGACAGCATCTCTAGAATACAAAAACAATTCTCTAAATGCAAGGTATATGATGAGATCAACCCACAACATAATGTCAAACAACTTATTTGCTAATGTCCAGCCAAATTTCACAACATCTTCATCGTAAATAAAACCATGTTCCCGTGCGATAGGCACCCACTTACTATTCAAGTAATGTATTCCTTGGGACATGGTTTCTTTCACAGTATGGAAATCGCAGAGACAAAACGCAACAAACACGATGATAGAAAAAGAAATTTTACTCCAATTAAAAATGTTCCATTTAGATCTTACGGGTTCATGCAGGGGCACAATAGCTCCTGCCTCACTCCTGTAAGAAGGTGTACTAATAATTGTTCGAAGCTGTTCCAAACGGCCTCTTTCAAAAGCATTGAGGCTATTTGTAGGGACATTTTCTAGTCTCCTAAATTCTTCTATCATCTCTAACATACTAACACGTTGTTCACAATTAGTGAGAGGGCAACTCTGACAACTTATTCCTGCAGTTTCACCCACACACTCCTTACACCACGTCAATAATCTACCGTGGGAACACATAGGAATTTTACCTCCTTCTTCAGTGCTCTCCACAGCTGATTTCTGATTCTTGTTGTGCTGGAGTATGCGAGGTCGCATGAATTCCATTAATTCGCCAAAGTTCAAATCCTTTGCCAACTCTCTTTCTACAGCCAATTGAGCTTTATGATCCTTACCATCTTGGTTCACTCCAACGAACTCTACCACTCGAAAATTCCACGCATCTGGGCAATAATTACCACGCTCGGCTTCTCTGGCTAAAGCAGCCTGATCAACCATTGTAGTGCCACGCCTTTGAAAGGCAGGCTTAACTACTGCATCTATATGCAATGAAAATCTTCTGAGGACAGAAACCGGTTCATTGGAATAAGGTCGTACCCAATCCGCTCCCCAAACATTTGTCGTGGCACAGACGATGCGAGGTTCAATTTGAATTTTACCTTTCATCTCCGCTTCGGCCATAACAGCTGTTCTTTTCACATTGTTAATAAAATTAATCAAGTGAACAGTGGGATTGGAGTCGGTCGTACCTACCTTAGAATTAGCAAGGTCGTCCAGTAAGACAACTTGTGTGAATGGCCTATAATCTGAATGATATTTATCCGATTCATTCAACGTACATATCTGATTAGGTTCCAAAATAAAATTTGGTTTCCCTTCATCTGCAGCTATCACCTTCATATTGTAATGAATGAGATTATTGATGATGGTACTTTTACCGATACCAGAAGGGCCATGCACTAAAAATGCAAAAGGGGCTCGACGCAACCCACCTGATGTCTTGGACAAATCGTATGTAGTCCGCAACTTGATGAGTTGTTCTAATCGGCGATTCACGAGAGGTTGCTCTCCTTTTGGAAGAGCTTTTACTAATGTTTCACCAAATGTAATAAGATTGTGGAGACCAAGTTCATAGTCTCTACCATCTAACCACGGTGTTTTACTCCACTGATGTAGAGAAGCACATTCTGAGTGGCCAATGTATTTTACACAATCTCTGTCAAAATCAACAGCTCCTTTCTCAGTTAAGAATAAAGGATATGGTGATCCTGCCAGAAAACATTGATAACCTCTTTCACAAACAAATTTTCCGACTGAAAACATAGAGTCAAGTAAACCATAAGCTGATACCGTTTTCTTGGTAGCTTCAACTTTAAAAAGCTGTAGTTTTCCAATATTGACTTCAACATCCTCACGGTCACCTAATAGGCCAAGAGCTAAAAGCATGCTCATTAAGCCCATCAGTTTCCCAGCTATTTTGGAACTTGCGAGTGTCTGAGCTCCAGCAATATAATCGGAAACTCCCGCTGTAATTTCTTCAGTGGGAATAACTTCACCTGATTCTGATCTGAACAGGTTACACATAATGCCTTCACTTTGCATACCCATAAGCTCCATCCGTTGTTTCATAGTTCTTTTCTCAGCAGCTTGCTTCTTATCCAAGCCACGCCACTGATCAAGTAACCGCGATTTTTCTTTTTCTCTCACTTGAGAAGGACTTTCAAAGCCCAAGAGTTCCCTCAAG